TTCACCCTAAATTCAGTGAATTATGACGCGCAAACAACTGCGGTCACTCTGGTCAATGCGCCAGTGATCACTACATATCAGACACTCGATGGCAAGGCTTACAAGCACATCGATGATCAATGGACTCTCAACATCTCACTTCTTGCAGACTGGGGCGCAACCTCATCACTCTTTGAAGCGATGTGGACTGCATTCACTTCATCTCCAAATACTGCACTCGCATTCACACTTATATCAGCGACTGGTGCATCATTTGCTGGCAACGTCTTTCCAGTGGCTCCAACTGCTGGCGGCGCAGCTCCAGATGCTCAGACTGATACCTGGGCGATGCTCTGCTCAACAACACCAGTTCTCACAATCACCTGATCCAACCAATAGAAACGGGAGCACCAAATGAGACTACCAATCACCATCGAATACACGTCCGGCGAATTTGGCACATACACGGCTCAGCCGCCAGAGTGGGCTAAGTGGGAACAAAAGACAGGCAGCACAATCTCGCAAGCGCAGGAGAAGATTGGAATCTCTGATCTTCTCTTCCTTGCGTGGAATGCCATGAAACGTGAAGCCGGTGGCAAGCCAATTAAAGGCTATGAAGTCTGGTGTGAAACAGTGGCCGATGTGACAGTCGGTGACGTTCTCCCAAAAGTTACGCCGCCGGAAGCGTAAATCGGATCCTGGTGGAGTTAGCAATAGCCACAGGCATTCCGATGAGCGAATGGACGACGGCGGAGCAGATCTATACGGCTTTCGAGATACTGGAGAAACAAAGTGAGCGACAACGTTGAAATTGCCTATGATAAGGCAGATCTTCGTCGCATCACTGCCGCATTCAAGGCGATGGATACAGAAGCCACTGATGCAGCTAAAAGAGAATCGTCAGCTCTTGCAGAGTTCGCTCAAGGCAAGATCCAGCAGAAAGCCGTTACCAGAGGCAAGGCCGCCGACCGAATTGCCAGTGGCTCCCGTGTGTCTAAATCTTCCAAGATTGGCGAGCTCTCTTTCGGCTTTGTAAGTCAGAAATTCTCTGGCGGAGCAACAACAAAAGATCTCTGGGGCGGAACAGAATTTGGATCCAATAAATTCAAGCAATTTCCTATCTGGTCAGGCTCTACGGGACGCGGTTCAACTGGCTGGTTTATTTATCCGACACTTCGCGCAATACAGCCGGAGATCATTGACAAGTGGGAAAATGCTTTCGACAGAATCTTGAAGGAGTGGTAAATGGCCGGACAATCGCGCACACTCAAGCTCTCGATTCTTGCTGATGTAGATCAGCTTAAGAAATCACTGGCGCAAGCCAATGGAGACGTCGATGATTCATCATCAAAGATGGGCGAGTTTAGCAAGAAGGCAGGATTGGCATTCGCGGCTGCTGGAGCTGCTGCTGCTGCTTATGCGGTCAAGATTGGCGTCGATGGCGTCAAGGCGGCGATTGAAGATGAAGCAGCGCAGGTCAAATTAGCCAACGCTCTCAAGTCTGCAACAGGTGCGACACAGGCACAGATTGCAGCAACAGAAGATCAGATTCTCAAAATGTCTTTGGCGACAGGCGTCAGTGATTCAAAGCTTCGTCCGGCGTTGCAGCGCATCGCGCTCTCCACAAATGATTTAAGCAAGGCGCAAGATCTTCTTTCCGTCGCTCTCGATGTTTCTACATCAACCGGCAAGCCACTTGAAGCTGTAGCTAATGCAATTGGTAAAGCCTACGATGGCAACACGGCAGCTCTTGGAAAACTAGGCATTGGATTATCTTCTGCCGAATTGAAAACAATGTCATTCACTGACGTTCAAAAGAAACTTACGGATTTATTCGGTGGCGCAGCTGCGGCTAATGCTGAGACTTATGCCGGCCGATTAGATCGCTTAAAAGTCACATTCGATGAAGCAAAAGAAACTATCGGATATAAACTGCTGCCAATCATTCAGCAGCTTGTTGAATTTATTGTCAATAAAGTCGTTCCGGCGCTTGGTTCATTCGCTGACTTCTTCAAGCCAATCACTGACGCAATTGAAAAGAACAAAGACACATTCTTGACATTCATTGAATTCATTCAAAAGTATGTCGTGCCGGTTCTTGTCACAGTCTTGGGCGGAGCTTTCAAGGTTGTCGGCGAGATTGCCGGCGGAATCATCAACGTCATCGGCGCGGTCATTTCTGGATTAAATGCATTGATTTCTGGAGCAGTCGCTGGAATCAATGCTCTTATTCGTGTTTACAACTCAATTCCATTCTTGCCTAATGTCTCTCAGATTTCAGCTCCATCAATTAGCGTTCCAAGCGTGAGCATTCCAAAAAGTCCTTCTGCAACAGTGACTGTGCCAACGATTACAGTGCCAACAGTTTCGGCATCGGCTGGGACAGGATCTACGACAACAGGAAGCGGAGTCTCATCAGCTGTATCGGGAGCCACACTTGTGGGCGGTGGCGGATTTACCGATTCACAGAATGCAGCTCGTTTAGCTGCTGCTGGTGGTGGTGGCTTCACTGATTCTCAAAACGCCGCACGAATCAATCTAACAGTCAATGGCGCAATCGATGCCGAAGGTACTGCTCGCACAATCGTCAATGTTCTCAATGATTCATTCTTCCGTGGCACTGGCGGAGCCGGCGCACTCCAGGCAATCTAATGACACAATGGGCTCCAGTCTGGCGCGTCAAAATTGATGGCACTGACATCACCGATTCGGTTCTTGCCAATCTGAGCATTACATCAGGGCGCACAAATATCTACGCACAAGCTCAAGCCGGTTATTGCTCGGTCACTCTTATCATCTTTGGTCAAGCTGCATTACCTTACGAAATTAACGACACCATCTCAATTGAAGTGCAGGACACGGCGGCGGCCTATGTGCCAATCTTTGGCGGATCCGTGGTGGACATAGCCGTAAGCGTCTCGCAGGTCGGCTCTAGCGCATATACTCAAGAAGTCACCATCACGGCTCTAGGAGCCCTTGCAAGGCTCCAGAAGGCACTTACTGATGGCGTCTTGACCCAAGACTTTGATGGCAATCAGATTGCTACCATCTTGGGTCAGGTGCTCTTTAACACGTGGCAACAGGTTCCGGCAGCTCTCACTTGGGCGACTTATAATCCGACCGAGACTTGGGCGAACGCACAGAATACGGGCTACGGAGAGATTGACACACCAGGCAACTACGAGCTGGCGCAACGCGCTTCTAATCGCACAGTCGTTTATGACTTAGTTTCAGCTCTTGCCACTTCTGGACTCGGTTATCTATACGAGGACGCCAGTGGCCTAATATCCTATGGTGACAGTACGCATCGCACGACCTACCTTGCGACTTACGGATACACGGATCTGACTGCCAATCAAGCTCTAGGCCGTGGTATTACGATTAAGACACGCGCAGGAGATGTCAGAAACGACATCACAATCAATTACGGCACACTCTCGGCCAGTCAGGTCAGCGACACAGATCAGGCATCAATCGGAATCTATGGCGACCTTGCTCAAATTATTACAACTACCATCAAACATCAAGCAGACGCAGAATCTCAAGCGGCTTTTTATTTATCACTCAGAGCTTATCCTCAGCCGATATTTGATTCCATCACCTACGCATTGACCAATCCAGAGTTAGACAATGCAGATCGTGACGCCCTTATCAATGTCTTTATGGGTCAGCCAATAGCTCTTAATGACTTGCCTTCAAATATGTCTGCCGGAGTCTTTCAAGGCTTTGTCGAGGGCTGGACTTTCCGCGCCTCTTACAATCAACTCGATATCACCCTGCTAATGTCGCCACTGGCTTATTCGCTTCAAGCGATGCAGTGGGCTGATGTGCCAATAGTCGAAACGTGGACAACCGTGTCGCCGACTTTAGATTGGGCAAACGCTACAATCGTCTCATGATGAAAGGAAAAATGAATGGCTAATCCAACAACAAACTTCGGCTGGGTCATGCCGACATCGACCGACTTGGTAACTGACCTTCCAGCCGATTTCAATGTGTTCGGCCAGGGCGTTGATACAACTTTGGCCGAACTCAAAGGCGGCACAACTGGTCAAATCTTGTCTAAGACAAGTGCAACCGACATGGATTTCACCTGGATTACAAATGATGTGGGTGACATAACTGCCGTCACTGCTGGCACAGGTATTACAGGCGGCGGCACATCAGGCGCGGTCACAATTACAAATGACATGGCAACAACAATCACAACCGCTGGTGACTTAATTTATGGCACGGGTTCGGGAACATATACACGAAGGGCAATTGGTTCAACGGGAAACATTTTAACAGTTTCGGGCGGTGTGCCAACTTGGGCTGCACCAGCAGCAAGTGGCAGTTTAACTTTACTCAGCACAACCACTTTGAGCGGTGCAGCGACAATTACAATTTCAAGCATTTCGCAGAGTTACACAAATCTTTATATTTTGATTACTGGTCTGACAGTAACTACGGGTGCTTATACATTGAAATTAAGACCAGGTGCGTCAAATGCAAACAACTATTCAAACATTGCAGGTGCGACAGTAGCCTCCAGTAATCCTGATTATATTAGTCCAGGCAATGCGGGACACTCAGCAAGTAGCGCGGTTAATGATTATGCTTTAACAATTTACAATTACACAGACACGGCCGCACGCAAGCCATTTCATCTTGTCGGTATTGCAAAGATGACTTCACAGGTTGAGCCTTTGGGAGTATCAGCCTTAGGTGCTACAAATGTGACGGCTGCCATTTCAAGCTTTGAGTTAAACAATGACTCTGGCGGTAACTTTACCGCTGGAACAGTCAAGATTTATGGAGTGAACTAATGACAACACCACAGATTAAAATAGTAGATGCAGAAACAGGCGAAGAAACTTTACGCGATATGAACGCGGCAGAGTTAGCCCAACTCGCAAAAGATGTGGCAGAACGCGAAGCAATTGAAGCTGCCGAAGCAAACGCAGCAGCCAAAAAAGCAGGAGCACAGGCCAAACTTGAAGCACTTGGTTTAACTGCTGATGATTTGAAGGCACTCGGACTTTAATGTATCCGGAAGGCACTGCTGCACGGATCATCGAAGTCGCACTAGCTGAAGTCGGCACAGTCGAGACTGGCGAAAATCTGACCAAGTACGGCAAATTCACAAAGGCCGACGGATTGCCGTGGTGTGGATCTTTCGTCAATTGGTGTTTCGACCAGGCAAAAGTCAAGATTCCATCAATGGTTTCAACGGCTGCTGGTGCTCATAAGATGAAAGAGCTTGGGCGTTGGATTGACGATAAGCCGCAGCTTGGCGATCTCTGCTTTATGGACTTTCCACACGATGGCGTGGATCGCATCAGTCACATCGGAATTGTGGTCAAGGTAGGTGCGACCAGTGTGCTCTGCATTGAAGGCAACACGTCCGGCGATGGAGATCAGCGCAACGGCGGAATGGTGATGCTCAAGCAACGCTACATTGGCAAGGAGATTGTTGGTTTCGCTCGCGCTCGCTTGACAACCTATGCAGGAGAATATCCAGTGGTTGAGCCAATCCAAAAGGTAAAGCCAAAGGAGAAAAAGAAATGAAAGATCTCAAAGCTATGGCGGCTTCGTGGGGACGAAGCTTCTTGAGCAGCTGCATCGCCGTTTATTTGGCCGGTGTAACAGATCCAAAAGCAATTGCCGGGGCAGGTATTGCTTCAATTCTGCCAGTGATTCTTCGCTGGTTAAATCCTAACGACGCACAATTCGGTAAGACGAAGTGAGTGTCGGCGAATGGACGGCGGTGGGTGGGCTTGTCCTTGCGGTGCTCACTGCCATCTATTCGTCAATGCGATTCATGGTGAAGTCGATCATGCGCGAATTGAGTCCCAATGGTGGCAACAGTCTCAAGGATCAAGTGTCTCGAATTGAGCAACGTCTAGATCAACTCATGCTGGAGATTGCTCTCAAGAAATAGACACGCCGATGTCAATCTTGAAAATGTCGGACATTGATGTCACTCTGTATCTGGGAGCATTCGACAAGGCTCCCACGGGAGCAAAAATGACAACAAGTGAAATCGGTTTATTCTTTCTCATGGCGCTCGCCTGTATTCTCTGGGCGATTGTGAGCTACACAATGGGCTACAAAGAAGGCCACAAAGACGGCTACCAGCGAGGCAAGGCCGTTGGCCGTCACGCATCATCTCAGGCGGTGGCAAAATGAGTTTCTTGGATAACTACGAAGATGTAGCTGCACGAATCCAGCGATTTTGGGCTACCTATCCAAACGGCAAGATCCACACATCAATCATGGACGTCAATCTCGAAAAGGGCTATGTCTTAGTAGAGTGCCGGATATATCGCAATTACGAAGATCAAGAGCCGGCTGGTATTGATTACGCCTTTGGCAACGTGAACACATACAACGTCCAGATGAAAAAATGGTTTATTGAGGATACCTGTACCTCCGCGATTGGCCGTTGCGCCGGACTAGTCTTAGGCACTGACAAAAGACCAACGATTCAGAATATGCAACAGGTCGAGCGAATCGATCCAAAGATTGTTCAAGATAGCGCGAAGGATTATGACTATTGGAACACAAAGCACGGAGACGTGCCATCATTTAAGACACGTGAAGAGGCAGAAGAGGCCGGCATTCCAACGCTAGGCGTGGCCATTGACACTATCAAAGAGACACTAGGTGGCGTTCAAGTAGCTGCTGCTCCATTGTGTTCTCATGGCCACATGATTTGGCGTGAATCAAAGAAAGATGCTCCGAAATCTTGGGGCGGATATTTCTGCGTCGAAAAGGTCAAAGCCAAGCAGTGTTCGCCAGTGTGGAACGTTCTTGGATCTGACGGACAATGGCGGCCACAAGTATGACAAAGAATCGATTGATTAAAATCCTTGTGATTACAGAATGCATTCTCGGAATCTTAATGATTGTGATGGCTATCAAATGAGCGCAGTCACTGAGATCATCAACATTGACGAAATGATTGGCCGAACACTTATCGATGGCAAGGTTGTTGCAGAATACAAAGTCGAGAATTGTGACAACTGCCAACACATTCGCACACTGGACAAGTCAGGCTATCAATACAACGTCGGGGGCGAACCTATCTTGTGGTTCTGTGTCGAATGCAGAAAATGACAGTCACAGAAGCTGATGAATGGGCGATTCATAAACGTGCCAGTGAAGTCATATTTGCACAATCAGCCAGTCTGGGCGTAACAGTTCGATATAACACAAAGCTAAACAATCATGAAGCAGTCGCCGAATATGCCGAATCATTAGCTGCAGAATTACTGGTGGCACGATACTTCGGCCTGGACTACGACATCAATGACAACAAAGGCAAAAGACGGGCAGATGTAGGCCAAGGCATAGAGGTTCGCTGGACGTCATATCAAGGCGGAAATCTGATTGTCTATCCGAACGATCGTGATGATGATGTGGCCGTGTTAGTGGTCGGCAAGTCGCCGGTCTATTACATCGTAGGCTGGCTTCCAGTAGCATTTGCTAAGCGTAAGCGATTTAAGAATCCACGTCAGGATTCTTGGTGGGTAGATCAGGGCAACCTGAATCCAATCGAGAATCTAGCCAGGAGCGAATATGCCACTGCTGCGATTTGATTGCTCAATATGCAAGAAGCTTTATGGTGATGGCCGTCGAGAACACCTCATCACAAAGGGCGCTGAATTGACTGAGCACGAATGGTTTGCTCAATGCTCTGGGTGTGGGGCATTCTCGGTCAAACTGGTTGATGATTCGCTGGTGGCTGGCCTTGAGTAAATTTGCATACGCTGATCCGCCTTATTACGGGTGCGGTCAATCTCATTATGGTGAGCATCACGAAGAAGCCGCTATCTGGGACTCAAAAGAAGCGCACTTTGCACTTATCAAGAAACTTGAATCAGAATATCCAGATGGCTGGGTGTTGAGTTGCAATCCGCGAGATCTTCAATGGTTACTTCCAGCGTGTCCGGAAGATGTGCGCGTAGGAGCCTGGTGTAAGACCTGGCATCAGATCAGGCCGACAACGACTCAATTTGCTTGGGAGCCTGTAATCTGGCGAGGCGGCAATAAGAACAATAAAAGGTCGCCAATGGTCAGAGATTGGATAACCTGTGCAGTCACGCGTCAACGAGGCCTCAAAGGAGCTAAACCGGCCACATTTAATCAGTGGGTCATTGACTTGTTGAACGTACAGATAGGCGATGAATTACATGATCTCTTTACTGGCACTAACTCAATGCAGAAGGCTCTGGATACTCCAGTGTTAAACTTCAATGAATAGTTATCCACAGGTTTATCCACAGGTTCCTGTGGACGATGCGACACACCGACTTCAATCCTTGACAGAT